GGCTCAAGTTCGAGGGAGTCCCATTCTTCGTTTTGAGAAAAGTGCTCCGGATTTGGCTTCCGGAGGCTCTCCTTTGTGGAGAGTGCTACAATAAGCCCCGCATGTTCTCCAAGAACAATGCGGCCCCCACCCCTTGTGTCAAATGCAATGGCGAAGAGTTGTGTCAACTTCGTCATCATTTTGACAACTCTGATGCCGAGTTCTGGGTTTATTCAGTTGCCGCTCACAATTGTTGTGATCGTTGTGACCTCACAGGCAGGAGAGCTGCGAAGAAGGTTGATAATCACACTTATGAGATTGCGTTCTTTCTCATCGGTGTTTCAATCTTGCTTGCCCATTTTGGGTTTTATCGCACTCTTTTGCTTTGTTGGGGAGGCTTTTATTTGTGGACCCAGGCAGGCAACGCTCCGCTTATCACAGAGGTTGAAGTTCCTTTGCCCATCACAACGGTGGGCACTGTTGAACGTGCTGTGGAGGCGTCGCGTGTTGCCAGTAAAGGTTCCGACTTTCGTGCTCATGGTACGTTTATCAGTCATCTGTCTCTTTTGGATTGCCCTGAAATGATGCGCCAGTCTCTTTGCGCTTGGGCACCCAAGGCGATGATTGATTTTAACAGCCAGGTTTTTGGCGCCACACGAAAGTATCGGAGAGGCAGCCTTTATGGCAAATCAGAGGATCCTCAACCTTCTCCGGGGGTTGATAAAGTTGAGGCAATGAGTTTCCAAGCACCAAATGCTGATTGTGTTGATGGCCAGATGCCAGGCACACAGCTTGCAACCGGAGAGGAATATGGAAAGGAAACTCGAGTGACTGGTGCCGATTATTCACCAGCAGAGCCTAAGATTTTGGCTCATCAGATCGGCCCAGATCTCATCCCAACTGAGGTTTTTGAAAGCTCAGTTAACAATCTGAAAGCTGGTTTGGCCAAAAGGGTTCAGCCTCTTGGTTTTAAGGCAGATAAGCACTCTATTCGTAAGATCGAGAAGGTTATTTCTAAGATGATGAAGGAAGTGTTTTCTGTTGAGAAGATCAAGGCCTGGCGAGAAGCAAATCCTGATATTGATGAGTTTAAATCACGTAAGTGGGATTCTGCACGCTGGGTTCAGGCTGTTGAAGAAGCTTTGAGTGAAACGAATGGCCGAATTCAACAGACTTTTCAGGTTAAATCGAATGAAGCCTTGCCTGCAAAAGGAAAAGCTCCTCGGCCCATTATTCAATGCGGAGATAGGGCTCAGGTGATGATGAGTTTGCCTGTCAAGTGTTTTGAAGATTTGCTGTTCGATTATTTCGAGTCAGCAAGCATCAAACATATTGATAAATTGGGTGCCATGAAGCGTGTTGCTAAGCATCTTAAGATGCGGAATGCTCATTTGGTGGAAGGCGATGGTTCCGCTTGGGACTCATGTTGCAATCCCACCATTAGGGGAATGACAGAGAATCGTGTTATCCGTCACATTATTGAAGTTCTCGGAAATGATCCCCAGGTGCCCAAGAATATAATGGATAAGGTTATAGCTGATATGGATAAGAAAACTATCACCGGCAAAGCTAAGGTGAGGGATTTTTCAGTTACTCCATTTAAAGTTATGATCGAATCTATCAGGCAATCTGGTCATCGCGGGACTTCTTGTTTTAATTATTTCATTAATCTTGTTTGTTGGTTGGTTGTGTTATGCAAGAATCCCGAAGATATGATTGGCAAGGATAAGAATGGATATCTGTTTTCCAAATATGTTTCGGCGCGGGATGGGAAAACTTATTCCCTCAGATATGCTTTCGAAGGTGATGATTCTGTTATATCCACCACGGAGGATCTTTCTGCTCACGCTGATTCTATCGAGCAACTTTGGACCAGGTTAGGTTTTCGTATGAAGCTGGTTTATGTTAAGGATAAACTCACTTTCACGGGATATGATTTCTTGGTTGATCGTAATGGCCCTGTGGGAGTGATGATTCCTGAGGTTGCTCGCAATGTCGCTTCAAGTTCTTGGACGACATCTGATTTGGTTAAGCAGTTTCCTGATAGGAAGCATGAAGTTGGGATGGCGGCTATGCTTGCACGTGCTCAGAATTTTAAGGATTGTGGGCCTCTTAGCCGTTATTTTGCCTCAATTGGGTTGGCTCATGCCAAAATGTGTGGGGATAGGGGTGTGGGGGAAGACGAGGCAGTTCGCCTCGGAATTCAAGAAGTTTCCTCAGTGGTGCAGGAACTTCAAGTTTTGTATGATGACGCGGAGGTGATGTCTCCTGAAGTGAGGAAGTTGGTGAATGCCGTTGTTCCATTCACAACTGATGATGAACTCCGAATGATGACAGTTGATTTCGGAAGTGATCCTTGCTCCTTGATGGAAGCTCGTCGGGTTGTGCCTGTTTCAATTTGGCACCCGAAGAACTTCCACTCACCTCGGCGTTAGATGCATGATTGTTTCACCGGCGGCTTTTAATTAAATGGGATTTTGGTAACCTTTTGGTTATTCCGGGACTCCCCCCCTCGTTTGTCCGCGAGGGGATCAGAAGACCGTGGGCACCATCATCGGAATTGGGTGTCATATTGATGCTGGGGTAGGAGAGCACTCTATTGCTTTGCGGACCCCTTCCTTGTATTCCCCAGAAGTGTTCATTGATCACGGGAAGTGGAAGGCTCGCCGCTATGGGCGACCCAGCATTTTGTAGGGCGACGAAACCCGAAGGTCTGACCTTATGGTTCAGTAGGCGTGGACTGCCATTCACGTTGAAGAGCTAGGCGCCGTACCGACGGCTGCAAGGGAATGATAACCGGTTGTGCTAGTCGGCATTCCCAGGTGAGGGCCAGGCGGACATGGAGTAGCGCCCATGTCGGAACTAGCCATTCCGAGTGCCATTTTGGTATTCCGTCCCCCAGACCTGCATGCACAGCAGTGAGGCCTGTGATGGACTTGGTCGAATCTGTGTGGTGGGGTGATTGCCATTTCGTGGTGGGCTTAGATTATTGGGGGAGTGACCTCAGTTTTCGATTATGCTCAAGCAATCCAGTGGGAAGGGCTACGGGTGCGCTTGCGTGGCAGCGCGTTGTGTGAGAGCGACTTAACGGGGCGGGGTTGTGGTTGGTCCGTCCCCAGAGCCCGTTAAGAAATCCGCAACAC